CCAATGGAAATTACGCATGATGAAATGATGTTTGTGTTAGAAAATATGAATTTAGAAGCAATCACAGCGGCTGCTATGGAAAGACAAAATCTTGTAACTAAAAAGGGAAGTGAAGAAAATTAATATATACGAATATACAATTGTTAAATTATTACTGGGTGTAATTACAAATCTAATAATGCCATTTTACTTATGTATTCTCCTCACCCAGTATTTATTCTACCTGAATAACGGGCCTGGTGTTCTCATCGGGCCCCTTTTTATGTCTTTTTCAAAAACTATATATTTATAATTAAACTACTAAGTAATGGCAAAATCAAAACAAAAAATTAAAGAGATACCAGGTTTACCTGAGTATTACGCATCGGAAGATGGTACTATTTTGAGTACAAAAGTATCACCACGTTATAATAAAGATGGTAAATTAAGAGAAGTAAGACCACGTTATCATCCATCAGGATATCTTTACTATGGATTATTCTTAGGTAAAGGACCTAATAAACAAAGATTGTGGAGAAGAGGTCATCGCCTAATCTATGAAACATTTGTGGGTAAAATACCATACTTTGATAAAGATGGTAATTCAATGGATATAGACCACATAAACGGTGACAAACATTGTAATAAGTTATCTAATTTAAGACTTGTTACACATTCAGAAAATTGTAAAAACAAAAAGAAAAAATGAATTATAATAACACAGCGTTTTCAGGTATAAATGATATGAAATATAGAAATTGGGATGGATATACATTAGTATATTCATATGATTTTCTAAAGTATATAGAAGAATATATTGACTTAAACGAAATACATACCGTTTTTGATATTGGTAGTAGAGATGCTTGTCAGGCATTAGAATTTTCAGATTGGTTTCCTAATTCAAAAGTTTATCTATTTGAACCAGTACCATCCAGTTATCAATATTGTGTAGAGAATACAAATGGACGTGATAATATAATTTGTAATAATATTGCATTAGCAGACTTTGATGGTGATACAACTTTTTATCAAGTGGTAAATGGTAATGTAGGAGCAAGTTCATTATTAAAAGTAACACCAATGTATTCTCATTATGAACAACAACCAATTGATGTAAAAGTAAAAACTGCAAAAACATTTATAGAAGAAAACGGTATCAAAAGTGTAGACCTGCTTTGGGTTGATGTGCAAGGTTCAGAAATAAATTGTTTTAAGGGATTTGAAAGACATTTACAAAATGTGAAAGCAATTCATACAGAAGTTGGACTAAATGCATATTATCAGAATGGTACTGAATATTATGAACTATGTAAGTTTATGGAAGAAAATGGTTTTGAATTAATAAAAGTTTTACACAATGAAGCAGGATTAGAAGTAGATGTAATTTTTGTAAATAAAAAGTATAAAAAATGAAATGGATTAAAATAGGAGATTGGGTAGAAGCACTCATTCACGTTATAACTTTTGGTTTTGGAGAAAGAATTGCACTATTTATAGCTAAGTTATTTGGGTATAACTCTTGTGGATGTTGTGAAAGAAAACAATGGTTAAACCGATTGACGGATAAAGATTATGATGGAGAATGTGAAGGAATTAAATTTTAGAATATGGCAGATTTATCAAAAGAAGATTTAGAATTATTAAAAGGGCATTTAGAAAGTGTAAAGAACTTTCTACCATCACACCTTATGAACCAATTTTGGGCATGGTGTAATATAATTAGAGACCTTAAAACACCACAACCTTGCTCTTGTAAATCATCAGCAAAACATTGGGGTAGTTGTGTAGAAGAATTGAGAAAATATGTAAAAGAGCGTGAATAAGGTACAAGCAGAAAATACGGCCAGATTAGATACACTATTTAGACAATCACATAATTGGTTGATAGCAGTTGCATTTAATCTATCAAAAGATAAAGATACTGCAGATGAATTGGTTGGTGAATTATATATCTATCTTGCTGAAAAATGTAATCCATCACTTTGGTATCTCAATTCATTTAATCTTATGTATTGCCATTCATTCCTTCGTAGCCGTTTTTTTAATAAAGTAAAATCGGACAAACGAAAAGAAGAATTTACAGAAGAGCATGATGATATAGTAAGTGAATATGATTGTGATAAAGATGCTGAATTAGAGCAAGCATATAATGAGATAGTAGGAGAACTAAAGAATATGGAAAGGACTAAGAAATGGGTATCATCTAAATTATATCAGATGTACGCTTTTGATAAGGATATGACATTGGAGAAATTGGCAAATCAGATAGGTATTTCTAAATCCACAGCATTCTTACAAACAAAGAAAGCAAAGGTTCATTTAAGAACTACCATTAAAAACCCTTTCAAAACCAAACCAGATTAACAGAAACACCCCAAATTTCACACATCTACAACAAAGTGAGGTTAGTGTGTTAAAATAGTATAGAGGTGATTAAATAACAGGTAATAACTATGGGATTTCAACCAGGCAATAAATTAAGTAAGGGCCGTCCAAAAGGAGCAATTAATCGTTCAACCGAAATGATGAAGTTGTCAATTGCACGTGCTACCAATAAAGTATTAGATAATCTACCAAAGATAATGGAAGAAATGATGAAGAAGGACCCGAAAGGTGCTGTTGATTTGGCATTGAAGATGTTAGAGTTCCATATGCCGAAGATGAGCCGAATAGAAATGAAAGCTGAAGTAGAACAAAGAATACAGCAGATATCGGTGAATATAACACAAAAGAATATAGATGAACCTGGAAGTTAATACAACAATTACATACCAACATCAGCAAGACTCCCCGTCACGTATTACAATACACTATGGTGGAACGAGAAGTGGTAAATCATACGCTATTCTTCAATGGATTATTGTAAAATGTTTGGAAGGTAAAGAAGATGTTACAATAGTGAGAAAGACTATTCCATCACTCAAGCGTACCTTAATAAAAGATTTCAAAGATATAATGGTGGACATGGGTATATGGAATGAAAATGATTTTAATATATCTGATAGAGTTTATACATTCTATACCGATAGTGAAATCAAATTTGTATCTACTGACGATCCTGAAAAGCTGAGAGGTATGAAATCTAGCATACTATGGATTGATGAAGCAAACGAAATAGATGAAGAAAGTTATTTTCAGTTAAGTATTCGTACAACAGGTCCTATCATCTTATCACTTAACCCTACTGTATCACCACATCATTGGATAAGAACATTAGAAGGTGTAACACAATACTTCACAACATTTAAGAACAATCCTTATCTACCAAAAGAGCAAGTAGATGCAATTAAAGCATTGGAAAGAACAAATCCAAAAGCATGGAAGGTATATGGATTAGGTGAATTTGTAACGAATGATAAAGCAGTATTTGAATTCCATATTGTAGATTGGGTACCTGATGATGCTGAATTTGTTTGTATAGGAATAGATTTTGGATATAGTAATGACCCAACTGCTATTGTATCCCTATTCAAAAAGGATAGAGAAATTTATTTAGTAGAGAATTGTTATGAAAGGGGATTAGTAACTGGCGATATTGATAAGAAACTACGAACAATAGTGGGAGATAATCGTTGGGAAATATGGGCAGATAGTGCTGAGCCGAGATTGATAGAAGAATTATACCGATTAGGATACAATATAAGACCGGTAGTAAAAGGTAAAGATAGTATTAACTTTGGTATTCAGGTTCTACAAAACTATTCAATAAACATTCCTAAAACATGTCAGAACTTAGTTAATGAGTTTTATGGATACGAATGGGAAACTGATAGGTTTGGTAGACAGCAAGATAGACCAATAGATTTCAATAATCACTTAATAGATGCAAGTAGATATGCTGCTATGATGAGATTGAGTAATGTAGCAACATCTAAAGGAAAATATGTAATCAGAGTACGATAAATAAAATATATGGAAAACGAATTAGATTTAGACAACCTAACAAAAGATGATTTTATGGAGATGGCAAAATACTGTCACCATTTAGAAACACAACAAAGAGTATTAGTAGAACAATTGAGAGAAGCGAAAGCAATGTTGACAGCAACTGTACATCAAAGAAACTCACTCAATGCTAGACTACAAAATCTATTGCAGGAAAAAATAAATACTGTAGATATATCAGCAATCAAAACCGAAATTGTGACAAATCAAGACTTAACAAATCCTGAAATGTATGCAGTACCTAAAGAAAGATTAGGATTATCAGAAAAAGCAGATAGAATATGATAGAGCAATATCTTAAAACATATAAAGATACATTTGAGTCTCAGCATACTCTTATGGTAACTGATAATCATCAACAACACAATCCTGATCCTGATTATTGGGATATTCTATTGGGTGATGTAAAGTTTAATAAAGAAAAATGGAAAGGAAAGAGAGCATTTGATTTTGGATGTGGATGTGGAAGAAATTTAGTAAATCTTTCTACACTAGCTGAATGGGAAACTATTGATGGTTGTGATATATCTAAATCAAATGCTGAATATGCTCAATTGTGGTATAGTAAGAATACACATAGTATAGCAAGTTGTAAGACATGGGAAAGCAATGGTAAAGATATACAACCAATACCATACAAATACGATTTTATAATGTCACACATAGTATTTCAGCATATTAGTAATTGGAGTGTAAGATATTCAATACTAACTGATATGTACAATTCGTTAAATGATGGTGGATATGTTTCTTTACATTTTATGGATTTACCAGAGTCAGTACCATATCACACTAATGCCGGCCTGTTCACAAATTGTAGAGTAGAAAAAGTTGAATACCTATGGAATGATTTTAATTCAATTGGTTATAAAGATATAAGAATAGCAGTAGGACCTGATTATTTAACAGGAGCAAAATCATATTATGTAAAAGCAGAAAAATGAAAAAAGAAATTAAAGTAGAAGTACCACAAAGTTGGTCAGCAGTAACACTTAGAGATTATCTAAAGTTGAGAAAAGATATGGAAACGTATAAAGATGATGATGAGGCACTAACAGCGTGTTTATTCCATCACCTTGCACATTTTCCAGTTGAATACCTACAACAAATGGATATTGATACATACGTTAAGATAAAAGCAGACCTATTAAAGTTTTTTAATAATATAGACCTACCACTACAAAGAAAAATTACAATTGATGGAGTGGAATATGGATTTGAACCACAATTATCTCAAATGGCATATGGTGCTTATTTGGATATATCTAAATACGAAACGGTTGAAATCAATGATAAGTGGGCTGAGATAATGGCAATACTATACCGTCCTATTACAAAAGAGATGGGTGCACTTTATGATATCAAAACATATAATGGTGTTGAAGGTGCAGAAAAGTTTTTAGATGTCACTATGGATGTGCATTGGGGAGCGATTTTTTTTTTCAACAATTTACTAAAGGACTTACTGAACGTTATCCAGAAATCTTTGACGGAGGAATTGATGGTAATGGACTTGCCGTTGAAGCTCAAGGAAATTTTGCAAGAAAATGGAAAGGTTATTCATCAATTGTCCAATTATCACAAGGAGACATTACAAAATTTGATGAAGTAACACGTCAACCATTAGAAAAGTGTTTACTTCTTTTAGCATATCAATCAGATAAAGCAAATTTAGAAGAATTGGTTCACCGAGCAGCTATGAAGAAAGCCGGATTAAAGTGATGTAATACTTTATAGGTGATAATTGTTAAAATTAAAATATCCTATGAAAGTAAAAACTATTGCTACTCCAAAACCTAAACCACAACCTACATCGGGGTTATCATCTCCGAGAAAAGGAAGTAGAATGGGATGTTTATGTAGAAATAAAAATACATACTCAGTAAAATGTTGTGATAAGAGTTTAGGTGCGCAAGGAATAGGATTAATCTATAAAAATCCATAACATGCCAACACCAGCGTACAATTCAAATATGAGAAAGTGGAGCGGAGTGTATTTCGGTCCAACAAGAGGTAAAGCAACAGGCCGTAATAAACGTAGAGGTTGTTTATGTGTAGATAGTGATATATACTCTACTGAATGTTGTGAAGGAGCATTAGTAAACCAAACAATAGGTCAAACACAATCTGCATACAATAATCAGAGAGGTGCATTCAGTAGTGGTTTCAGTAATGGATTTGATGTAGGTCAGATATAAACATATAAATATATAAATATATACGAGATGTCTCAATTAAATAAACAACAATTAGAGTTAGTAAACCAAACGAACTTTCCTAATAATAATACGCAATTCATTACTCCGGATAAGCTGAGAGAAATGAATACTGATATTATTGACAGTATGGTTGATGAAATTAGTTATAATATAGACTCATCATCAATTGTAACTCATTTAGATAGTTTACAAGCTGAAGTAGATGCTTTAGTATTATCAGGATCAGGTGTTGTTATTCAAGAAGAAGGTGTAACACAAGGCACAGCAACCCTATTGAATTTTGTTGGTGGTAGTGTAACCGCATCAGTATCAGGTGGATTTGCAACAATTAATGTAAATGCAACTGCAACTGATTTGAGTGGATTAAACCAATTTTCAGCATCAGTAAATCAATTCACCGCTTCTATTCAAGCTGAAGTAGATAGTTTACAAGATAAGACTGGTTCTTACGCAACAACGGGCTCTAATACGTTTAATGGTAATCAGACAATTAGTGGTAGTTTGAATGTTTCACAATCTATTAGTTCTTCAATACAACAAGGAAGTGTAATAGTTGGTGGAGCAGGAAATAGAAGTGTGACTGTAGAAACTGCATCGTTGAGTGTAGCATTTGCAGTATCTTCATCATTTGCTTCAACTGCATCAATATCAAGAAATTTAGTTGTAAGAGCTAGAAATGGAAATCCAAATACATTAGCTGCTGGAACTGTAGTTCACATTACAGGTGCAAGTGGTGATAATCCAATATTCAATACAGCATCTTTTGATACCGAAGCACTTTCTGCTAATACATTGGGTGTATTACAAACTTCAGCATTGACAGGAACTGATGTAGATGTATGTGTGAATGGTATTGTTTATGGTGTAAATACTGACCCGGCAAATGGATATGTTGCAGGTGATGTTATTTATCTTTCTGCTTCAGGACAATTTACTAGGGTAAAACCTGTAGCTCCTGAACAAATTGTGACAATCGGACAAGTATTAAGAGCACAACAAAATAATGGTAGTATCTATGTAGCAATCAGTAATGGTTGGGAATTAGATGAATTACATAACGTAAGAATTACCGATGCTATAACAGGTAATTTACTTTCTTACAATTCAGCAAGTGGATTGTGGACAAATACAAATCAATTAACTGGTAGTTATGGAATTACCGGTTCATTAAATATAACAGGTTCCTTTATACTAAATGGAACAAACTTTAGTGCAGCAACATCTGGTACATCAGGTGTAAATGGCACTTCTGGTATTAACGGAACAAATGGTAGTGCTGGTACATCTGGAAAAGATGGTACTAATGGCACAGGAGGTACATCAGGCATAGATGGCACAAACGGAAGTGCAGGAACATCTGGTATAGATGGCACAAACGGTAGTGCTGGTACGAGTGGTAAAGATGGTACATCAGGCATTGATGGCACTAATGGTTCAGCAGGTACATCTGGAAAAGATGGTACTTCTGGAGTAAACGGTACATCAGGTATTGATGGAACTAATGGTAGTGGTGGAACAAGTGGTAAAGATGGCACTTCTGGTATAAACGGTACAAATGGTTCAGCAGGTACATCCGGCAAAGACGGAACTTCTGGTATAGATGGTACAAACGGAACAGGCGGCACTTCTGGTAAAGATGGCACTAGCGGAGTAAACGGAACATCTGGTGTAAGTGGTACTGATGGAAGTGCAGGGACATCTGGTATAGATGGCACAAATGGTACGGGTGGTACATCTGGTAAGGATGGGACAAGTGGAGTAAACGGCACATCAGGTACTTCAGGTGTTGATGGACAATCTAATACATTCTTTGATTATAAAGCAAAAACAACAATAACATCAGGCGATCCTGGTAACACATATATCATATGGAATAACGCAACGCAAGTTTCATCATCACAATTGAATATATCACATTTAACTTTGGATAATTTTGATGTGGATGTATTCCTTTCACTTATTCCATCTGGTTCAACTGTAGTATTGCAAGATAGTAATAACTCAAACAATTATCAGAAATGGCAATTTGGAAATGGTACTGAAGTGGGGCCTAATTCATATTGGACATTCCCAGCATTACACATTACAGGTTCTTATTCTTTCGCAAATGATGAAGAACTTATTTTAATAGTTGCACAATTACCACAAGGAACATCAGGTACTTCTGGTAAGGATGGTACATCGGGTGTAAACGGAACTGATGGTTCGGCTGGTACTTCTGGCAAGGATGGTACAAATGGTACAGGTGGCACATCTGGAAAAGATGGAACTTCCGGTATAAATGGCACAAATGGTAGTGCAGGTACTAGTGGCAAGGATGGTACTTCAGGCGTATCTGGAACCTCAGGAATAAACGGAACTTCTGGTGTGAATGGAACATCGGGTAAAGATGGGACAAGTGGCGTAAATGGAACTAATGGGTCTGCAGGTACATCTGGCACATCTATATCTCTTACAATAGCCGATGATGGTGTGGCACAAGGAAATGCAGTAACATTCTTAAACTTTACAGGTAGTGGTGTTTCAGCATCTTACGCAAATAATACCGGTTCAGTATTCATTAGTGGAGTAGGTAGTGGATTTCCATTTACTGGCTCTGCACAAATAACAGGATCTTTAGGTATTACCGGCTCATTATCAATTAGCGGTAGTACAATCAATATACAAAGTGGAAGCTTGAGCGGAAGCTTTATTTCAAACGTAACTGATACATACGCATCGGTAAGTAGAGTAGATTATGTTGTAACAATAGATAGTTCATCATATGGTGCATTATTAGCAGCTGGTACAACAAATCCAAATACAATGTACATCATATCAGGTTCTAATTTAACCGCAGGTTCTTCAGGAACTTCTGGTGTAAATGGAACTAATGGTGCAGCAGGTACATCGGGTGTAAACGGTACATCTGGTACAACAGCAATATTAGGATTTGCATCTGGTTCTACAAATATAGTAGGAACAGCAAATTATTTATTGTTTAGTGGTAGTGCTGTACAAGGATTAACAATTTCTAATAGTACTGCATCAATTACATTAGTTGGTGGAACAGGAACGGGAGTAGGATTTCCATTTACGGGTTCTGCTCAAATAACTGGTTCTTTGGGAGTGACTGGTTCATTAAATTTACAAAGTGGTAGTAATAGTGGTAGTGTTGTAGATAATATTACTGACTCATTTACTACTGTACCAAGAGTAGACCATATTGTAACTCTTTCATCTGCATCCTTTGCATCTTTAACTCCAAAAGACCCGAATACATTGTATATCATTAGTGGTAGTACAATTGATAGTGGAACTTCTGGTACTTCAGGCGTAAGTGGTACATCTGGTGTGAGTGGCACATCTGGTGTAAACGGTACAAATGGTAGTGCAGGTACAAGTGGAGTTACCGGTGCAGGTTTCCCTTATACAGGTTCTGCACAAATTACTGGCTCATTAGGTGTGACAGGAAGTATTAGTGTGACTGGAAGTTACTTAATAGTTTCTCAATCATTTACTGGTTCTTTAATTGATAACGTATCACCTACATATGGTGGTGTTCCTGCAGCAGTTAAACACATTGTAACTATAACATCTGCATCTTACGCAGCATTAGCAACAAAAGACCCTAACACATTGTATGTAATTAGTGGTAGTTTTGTAACTGGTTCTGGTGGCGGTGGAGGTTCTTCAGTTTCCGATTTCCCATATACGGGTTCTGCAATTATATCTGGCTCACTTATTGTGACAGGTTCAAGCAGAGGTAATGTAGTATCAATGAGTATTGCATCATCTACCGCTTCATTGGATATGGATGCTGGAAATTATTTCACTTGTTTAGCTAGTGGAACATTCTTTGTAAACGTAACGAATGTAAGACCTGGTGATACTGCAAACTTATTATTAACAACTACAGCAATTGCAACTGCATCGTTTAGTAGTAATGTTAAACAACCATCTGGTTCCCTTTATAGACCTACATCTGGAAGTAATAATACTGACCTTCTATCGTTTGTAAGTTTAGATGGAACAAATGTGTACTTAGTATCAGCTAAAAAATTCGTGTAATATGTTTATACCAATAGTAAATTATAAATATCCACCTGTAACTGATGGGTTAATAAGATTTTATGACCCACAAATTGAGTTTACAACTGCTTCAGTACTTGAACAATCAGGTAGAACACCTGCAAGTGGAAGTGGTAGTGGATATTCAATCTTTACAGGTGAACCATCTTATATAACTTTTACAAACAATAGAACTAATCGTTTTGTTGTTGCGGCATCATCTGATTTAGATTGGACAAATGGAACTGTATCTTGTTGGGTATATCTAAATGGTACTGGTAATATAAATTATTGTATGATAAATCAAAGAACAGGTATTACAACAAATACTAGATATTCTTTACACTTAAATCCAACCGCAAACACAATTGGTATTTATAATGGTTCTAACTTTAATACAATTGCTACAACAATAGATAATGGTATTTGGTACAATATAACTTGGGTATTGAGTACAACAGTCAATGCAACCGCTTATGTAAATGGAATATCAGTTGGTAACCCTGGTGGTGTTTCTACAATACAAGGAAGTGCTACATTAAAACCTTTTGAGTTTGGTAATTCTGATCCTGGTTTTGTTAGTGAAGCGTTAGATGGAAGAATTGGACAAGTATGGAATTGGAGTAGAAGATTATTACCAGATGAAATATATCAAGTCTATCAAGGAACAAGAGATAGATACGGAAGATTTATATAAAACAAAACATTATGCCAGAAGTAGGAACATTAGCATATTTAGGAAATGATAAAATACAAACACTATTTTCTAATTCAGAAGTATTTTTTAATACCTATGAAATTATATCATTTTCGCCACTTGTGGAATATCTTGTAGTTGCAGGAGGCGGAGGCGGTGGTGGTAATGATAGAGGCGGTGGAGGTGGAGCTGGTGGATTACAATCAGGTTCATTGGGTGTAGATATTACTTCATATACGGTAACAGTTGGTGGTGGTGGAGCAGCAGCCGGTGTAGGTTCTGACTCAGTATTTGGTTCAATAACTGCACGTAGAGGTGGTAATGGTAAAGCTGTTGCTACAAATGGTACTGATAATAATGGAGGTTCAGGTGGTGGTGCAGATGATGACTCAGGTGGTGCAGATAGACTTGTACCAGGAACTGGTTCATTAGGACAAGGTAATAGTGGTGGTAATGGATTTTATGCAGCTTCTCCACAAACACTTAATGGTGGTGGAGGCGGTGGAGCAGGAGCTGTTGGTACAAATGCTGCAGCTGGAAATAATGGTGGAGAAGGTGGTATCGGTAAACAATCTGCAATCAATGGTACACTAACATATTATGCAGGTGGTGGTGGAGGTTGCCGTTCAATAGCGGGCACAACAAACACAACTGCTGCCGGTGGTTCTGGTGGAGGCGGTAATGGTGGTTTTGGTGCTTCAGCAAATGCTGCAACAAATCCAACAAATGGTTCTGCAAACACAGGAGGCGGTGGTGGTGGAGCCGGTTGGGGTGGTGCTGAAGCTGGAGCAGCAGGTGGTAGTGGTGTAGTTATTATAAGATATCTTACTGCTGATATGACAGCAACAGGTGGAACAATAACAACTGATGGAAGTTATAAAGTACACACATTCACAACATCTGGAACATTTACTAGAACAGCATAAAAGAAATTATATGGCACATTTTGCGGAAATAGATGAAAATAATATAGTAAAAAGAGTATTGGTAGTAGATAACTCTGAAGAACATAGAGGACAAGAATTTCTTGCTAATGATTTAGGATTGGGTGGTAGATGGATACAAACATCATATAATCACAACTTCAGAAAACAATATGCTGGAGTAGGATTTAAGTATGATGAGGTTAATGATGTTTTTATACGTCCACAACCATACCCTTCTTGGAAATTAGATGAGAATTGGGATTGGCAACCACCAATACCAAGACCAGATGAATTATCAAGATGGAATGAAGAAGAACAAAATTGGAAATCAATATTTTAATATATGGCAGGAACATTAGCATATTTAGGAAGTACGAGAATAAATGCAGCTGGAATTTATTTAGCTGAGCATCGTGCTGAATTAAATCCATTTACTGAAGTTTCAGGTTCTATACCAACCGCATCAGTTCAAATGTACTTTGACTCTGCAGATTGGGATGGAGCATCATCTACATTATTAGGTAGATACGCGAATGCTACTGCATCACTTACAAGTGTGACAGTTGGTGCAAATGGTGCATTGAATTTTATGACATCATCAAGACTTACTACAACTGCAAGTGGAGATACTACTCCAAATCAAGCTACAACATCAACAATATTTGCTATCTATGCATCATCTGGTTCAGCAACCGATTATCATGGTAGATTATTGACAAGTATAGGTACAAACTGGTTATTTGGTACATATGGTGGAGCATTTCCTCCAACTGTAACCGAAACAATGTATTCATGGTTTAATAATCAATTTGTGATAGACTCTGGTTCTTATGATACTGTCTTTCATATGATGGTTGGTATAAGACACTCAACAACATCTGCTTCAGTTTATATTGATAATGTTTATAAAACAGGTTCTTTAGCAACTAATGGTGGATTTGATGGATTGGCTGTAAATCCACCTCCTAGTGTACCTGATGAAAGAACTCAGGCAAACGTTGGTGTATTTGGAGTTTATAATAGAGAATTATCACCTTCTGAAATAACTGAATTATATAATAACTACAAAACTAAATACGGATTATAATGCAAACAGTATACATAGGAAATACATTGGTAAATGATGTGATGTTAGGAAGGCAAAGAATGGATGATGTTATTCAACCAAAACCTGCAATTACTATTGAATATTTAGTAGTGGCTGCCGGAGGAACTGGAGGTCAAGGTAGTTCATCTCCAAACAGAGGAGCAGCGGGTGCAGGAGCAGGTGGATTATTAAGTGGTAGTGCCCAAATTTTACCTGGTAAAACTTATTATGTAAAAGTAGGTGGATTTTTTGATGGTCTAGACCCTAATGGTGACTCCTATTTAACTGGTTCAAATTTTTATTTCTATACTAATATGGGTGGTAATGGAAATCCTGGTACCGGTAATGGTGCATCAGGTGGTTCTGGCGGAGGTGGTGGAAGATGTACAACTCTTGGGTGTACAACTTCTGGTGGTAGTGGTAACACACCATCAACTTCACCATCACAAGGTAATAATGGAAGTGGTGGTACAAATAGTTTATCAGGCGCAGGTGGTGGCGCTGGAGGTGCTGCAAGTGGAACAACACCTGGTATAGGTAGAACATCTTCTATTTCTGGTACTTCAGTAACTTATGCTGAGGGAGGTACACCAGCTAATTCAGGAACAAGTAAAGCACAAGAAACTGGTAATGGTGGCGATGGTGGTAATTATATAGGTGCTACAGCTGGAGGTAAAGGCGGTAGTGGTGTTGTGTATATTAGATATCGTGGAGCACAAGCATTTACAGGTGGAACCGTAACCACTGATGGTGATTTTAC